AATTCATCGAGGAAAGAAACATGGCAGGTCAAGTATCACCTGGAATTGTTCTAAGAGAGCGTGATTTAACTGCTTCCACAATCGTCACAACTCAAGCAAATACAGCAGCTTTAGTTGGCAGTTTCGAAAAGGGACCAGTAGGTGTTATCACTAACGTCGCTACTGAAAGAGAACTCTTAGAAATTTTCGGAAAACCAAATAGCAATAACTACGAAGACTGGTTTACAGCTTCGACATTCCTTTCTTATGGCGGACAACTACAAGTTGTAAGAATCCAAGACACCACTTTAAAGAACGCTGTTTCTAGTGGAAGTGCTGCATTAATTAAAGACGGTGCAGACTTCAGTGCTAATCAAGGATCATACACTTTTGAATTTGCCGCTAGAAGTGCTGGTACATGGGCGAACGGATACAAGGTAGTAACTATTGATGGAACTCCATCTGCTACTGGAATCATCGCAACTTTAAGCACAATCGGTGCTGCAGATGCATCGAGAACTGCTGGAACCTACAGTGGTGTTTCTGCAACTGGTGGATCTGGTACTGGCGCAACATTTAATGTTGTTGTTGATGGATCTGGCGCTGCAGCAGTCACTGTCGTTAGCGGTGGTACTGGATATACTGCTTCCGATACTCTAACAATCGACGATGCTGATCTTGGTGGCGGTGGTGCTGCCGATCTAACTTTCGTAGTTGCAACTGTAACATCAACTCCTGCTTGGAGTACAGCAGCAATTGCTGGTTCACAACTTTGGTCAACTATTGCTAACCAACCTGCAAGTGCTGATCAAATTCACGTTGCTGTATTGGATGCAAGTTCAAACATCGTAGAGACATTTTTATATCTATCCAGAACTCCTGGAACTTTAGATATTCAAGGTGCTTCGCTATACTACAAAGATGTAGTAAACCGTGCTTCCAGATATGTTTATGCTGCTGCTAACGCTGCTACCGCATTACAAACATATACTCTAGGAAGTGGAGCAGATTCTTATTCAACTACTGTTTCTGATTTCGAATCAGCATATGATTTATTTGCAGATACAGAAACTGTAACAATCGATTTTGTTCTAACTGGTGGTTCTCTTGGAACTGAAGTTTCGCAAGTTTCTAAAGCACAGAAAGCAATTTCAATTGCTACTGGTAGAAAAGATTGCATCACCTTTGTTTCTCCTCACAATGGATTCATTGCTCTTGGATCTGCAGTTTCACAAAGAGATGACATCATTACATTCTTTGACACTGTAGGAACCAGCACATCATATGCTGTTTTCGATAGCGGTTATAAGTATATCTACGACCGTTACAATGATACCTACAGATATATTCCTTGCAACGGAGATGTTGCTGGTCTATGTGTTCAAACTTCATTGAATTCGGAAGATTGGTTCTCGCCTGCTGGCAACCAAAGAGGCAATCTAAAGAATGCTGTTAAGTTAGCATATAGCCCAACAAAGACAGATAGAGACAAGCTTTATCTAAAGAGAATCAACCCAATTGCTTCTTTCCCTGGACAAGGTATTGTTCTATTCGGTGACAAGACTGCTCTTTCGACCCCAAGTGCATTTGATCGTATTAACGTCCGTCGTCTTTTCCTAGCAATCGAAAGAAAGATCAATGGTCTAGCAAAGAACGTTCTGTTCGAGCTAAACGATTCCACAACTAGAGCTGGATTCTCAAATGCAGCAACTTCTTTCTTAGCAGAAGTTCAAGCAAAGAGAGGCGTTACAGATTATCTAGTTGTATGCGATGACTCAAATAACACTGCTGACGTGATCGACAGAAATGAATTTGTTGCTGAATTGTACATTAAGCCAACTCGTTCAATTAACTTCATTACAATTACCTTTGTGGCTACAAGAACTGGTGTTGGATTCAGTGAGATCACTGGACAAGTTTGATAATAAACAAATTTTACGAGGTAAAAAACAATGGCAATTACAAGTAGTGTAAGTCAATTTTTAGGAAAGATTAATCAGGGTGTACGCCCTAATCTATTTCTAGCAACAATCAATTTCCCAACTACATCACAGTCGGGTTTCCCATCAGGCAATGATCAGGTAGAACTAACGAATCTTCTTTGTAAGTCAGCAGCTCTTCCTGCTTCTAACTTAGGTGTTATTGAAGTTCCTTTTCGCGGAAGAACAGTTAAGATCGCAGGTGACAGAACCTTCGATACCTGGACTGCTACATTCATCAATGACAGAGATTTCGTAATCCGTAATGGATTTGAAAGATGGATGAATGCTATCAACAGACATGAAGGAAATACTGCAGATCTGATTGCTCCAAGCAACGGTGCTGGTTATACCGCAAATATCCAAATCCAACAATTGGAAAGAGATGCTTCTGCTGGCGGTGGTGTTCTAAGAACATACAACCTATGGAATGCTTTCCCAACCAATATTTCCCAGATTGATCTTGCTTACGACAGCAATGATCAGATCGAAGATTTTACGGTTGAATTCCAACTTCAGTACTGGACTTCTGGTACTAACGCATCTGACTTCGACAACGCAATTGACTGATCATATAAATACCTAAAATACGTGAGACTTTTAAACCATGAGTCAATTGTTTGGTTTTTCAATTAAAAGCAAAGGGGAGGAATTGAAGGGTCAATCTCCAATTCCCCCCAATGCTGATGACGCAGTAACCACCGTAGCAGGTGGTTATTTTGGTTCGTATGTAGATATCGATGGCGTAGCGCGTAATGAGTTTGATCTCATTAGGCGCTATCGTGATATGTCGATGCACCCAGAAGTAGATTCTGCTGTTGATGAAATTGTAAACGAAGCAATCAATTCCAGTTTAGATGATTCTCCAGTTCAAATTGAACTTTCGAATTTAGAAGTTGGAGAACCAATTAAAAGAAAAATCCGCGAAGAATTTGATTATATTAAGCGTTTACTTTCATTCGATACTAGAGCGCATGAAATTTTTAGAACTTGGTATATTGATGGTCGCCTATATTACCATAAAGTTATCGATCTTAATAATCCTAAAGCGGGCATTTCTGAACTCAGATTCATAGATCCACTGAAGATTAAAAAAGTCAGAGTTCAAAATAAAGATCCTAAACTAGCACAGAATTTACAAGGTATTCAAGGCACCGCATATCAGTATGATTTTGGTGAGTACATAGATTACTACATGTATAATCCTAAAGGATTCATCAGTTCAACCTTTGATGTCAATAACGCAACAAGTGGCGTCAAAATTGCAAACGATGCAATCACATATGTTCAGTCTGGGTTACAAGATTTAAACAAGAAGATGGTTCTTAGCTATCTTCATAAGTCTATCAAAGCACTCAACCAGTTACGCATGATTGAAGATGCGCTGGTTATCTAC